GAAGCTGAGGCTGTCCGTAAAAATGAGTTCCTCCGTCTTATTCTGGAGAGTCCTGTTGCGCAAGAAATTGTTGGACCTGCGGGTACGGCTGAACTCATGCGGGATTTGGCCGGTAATCTTAACACCAATGTTGACCGTCTTGTCCCTAGCAGAGAGGATATTGAAAAGCGGCAAACCGAGCAGCAGCAGCAGCAAATGATGATGATGCAGCAGCAGCAGGCAGCTACCCAAGGCCCAGCTAATTTACAAGAAGACGGAACAGAAAAAGGGGGTCGGCAGGACAACTTTATAAGCCCGCGCCCTAATGGACGTTAATGTGTCTATCTGTTGACACGTTAACATATATGATATACTTTTAAGATATGATTGACTTAAACAATGTAGATAAACAAGCCATTACAGCCCTGACTAGGCTGAGAGAACCCGGCAATGACGCATTATTTAGGTTACTGGAGGCTGAATTAGAAACCTCCAAGCAGAAGCTAGTACACGCAGTCGACATGGTCCAAGTCCACCGATTGCAAGGACGAGCGGAAGCATTTGAAGATTTACTGAACGCCGTCATAGACGCGCCGAAGGTAGAAAAACGCGCTTATGCGCAAAATACGTGAAGCACACCATAACGGGAACAGCATACCCACGGGACGCTAGGAACAGAGTTGGTGCTTTAAGGAGAGAAACATGGCATTGCCAAGACAGGTGCAAGCTCAGCTTGCTGAAGTGGAAGAACTAGAGAAAACGCTAAACGCCCAAACGGAAGCACCAAAGAAAAAGAAGGCAAAAGAGCCTAAAGTTTCAGAGGTAACACCCGAGGATACCGAGGCAGAAGTACCAGTTGAAGCGGAAGCAGCAGTAGAACCTGAAGACGCAAAGCCAGCTGACACGTCACCGACGGACGTAGCGGACGAATTTGAGCAGAAGTACAAAACCCTACGCGGGAAGTACGATGCTGAAGTCCCTCGCTTGCACTCGCAAGTTAAGGACTTAACGGCTAAACTGAACAACCTCTCTGAGAGTTTGGCAGCGAAGCCCAAAGAGCCGACGAAGCCGAAGGAGAAAGTCAGTTATGTGACCGATGAAGATCGAGCCGAATTTGGTGAAGAACTGATAGGCGTTCAGCGTCGTGTTGCGCAGGAAGTGTCTCAAGAATATGAGGGACGTTTTGAGCAGCAAAGCGCGATTATCGAACAGCTTCAGAAACAACTGAAGTTAACAGGTAATCAGGTTGGAGAGATGAGTTTTTCTCAGAAACTGTCCCAGATAGTTCCTGATTTTGCTAGTATCGACAATGATGAACGTTGGGTAGAGTGGTTAAACGAGTATGATCCCATGCTGCGTGGCCCTCGCCGAGATCAGGCGGCACAGGCGTTTAATAATGGAGACGCTGAAGCAGTAGCACATTACGTGAAACTGTGGAAAGCATCTCTAGGGCCAGATGTGCCACAAGAGCGTCAGACTCGCCAAGCCGAACTCGAGAAACAGGTTGCGCCTAATCGTTCAGCGAATTCCGCGACAACGAAGAGTGTAGGAAAAGACGCTAAATTTTACTCTGAAAGAGAAATTGCAGCTGCTTGGAACAAAATACGCACTTTGAATACGCGGCATAAGTACGATGAAGCCACAAAACTTGAAGCAGATATAACAACTGCGTATCTTGAAGGCCGTGTACGAGCGTAAACGTGTTAACAAGTAAGCAGCTGTTAGTAACCAACTTAAACTAATAGGAGGCCAATTATGGCTGCTGTATTCCCCGTCGTAGGCTCAGGCTCATTCGACACAAACCCGTCTTATTCGGGTGCATTTATTCCACAACTGTGGTCTAACAAACTCAACGCTAAGTTCTACGCGAACACCATGATGACTGAAATCGCCAACACTGATTGGGAAGGCGAGATCAAAAACCAAGGTGATACCATTCGTATCCGTACTGCTCCGTCGATCACGATCAACGATTACGCAGGCGCTGGAACTACCCTTTCCTCTGAAGTCCCTACTCCGATCTTCCTTGATATGCAGATCAACAAGGGTAAATACTTCAGCGTACAGGTAAACGACGTACTTGCTCATCAAGCCGATATGGACATGATGAACATGTTTACGGACGACGCTGCTAAGCAGTTGAAGATCAACATTGAAAACGAATGTTTCTTTAACTGGTTCGTAACTGAAGGTGCTAACTCAAGCAACACTGGCGCAACTGCCGGTGCTTTGTCTGCTGAGTACAACCTAGGTACTGACGTTGCTCCTATCGACCAAGCTACTCCTAAGAACGTATTAGACGCGATCCTTCGTATGTCTGCTGCTCTTGACGAGCAAAACGTTCCAGAAGAGGGCCGTTGGTTGATCCTGTCGCCTTTCGACCGCCAGTTGCTTATGCAAACTGACATCGCTCAGGCGTACTTCACAGGAGATGCTTCAAGCACTATCCGTACTGGTAAGATCGGTATGCTAGATCGCTTTGAAGTTTACGTTTCTAACCTTCTCCCTAAGGGCGCTGCTGCTAAAGCATTGGTTCCGGGTCTAGCCGCTACTTCAGGCGGTGCTACTGTAACAAACGCTAAGAACCGTCGTATGATGGTTGCTGGCACGAAGAGCGCTTGTGCGTTCGCGTCACAGATCAGCAAGACTGAGCCATTACGTAATCAAACTGACTTTGGAGACATCGTCAGGGGTCTAGCCGTTTATGGCCGCAAGGTCATTAAGCCTGAGGCTTTGGTTACTACTATTGTTGGCGCTGCGTCTTAATAGCCTTTGAGGGGGGGTTCGCCCCCCTTCTTTTAACGTAGGAGGTTATTATGGAAGTATTTCAGTTTATTAACGCCGTAGGAGCAGAGGTTGTTGCTAACAAAGCAGTAGCTAAAGTCGACGGTTCACGCGTGGTTGTAGCCCAAGTAGTCGGCGACAAGATGGTTCTAACCGCCGAAGGCGAAGAGATGGCTAAGACTATAAAGCCTACTCCTGCACCTAAAGCGACGAGTTCCAAGTCAAAGACCGCTGAGACTACTCCTGCACCCAAATCCAGCGAATAGGGGGTAACGGATGTCTACCGTAAAAGTCACGGACATTATTAGACGAGTAGAGGATGTCCTTCAGGACACCAATATTCGATGGCCGCGTACGGAATTGCAGAACTGGATGAACGAGTCTTATCTCGCCATTACTCTCGCACGTCCTGACGCAAACGCCAAAGCTGGTACATTTACATGTGCCGTAGGTACGCGACAAACGCTGACCAAGACAGGCGGCGGCGGTTATCCATCCGCACTACGCCTCTTAGATGTAACGCGTAACTTAGCCAGCACTTCAGGGTATAAGGTAATTCGCCTTGTTGCTCGTAGTGTTCTGGACGATCAGCGTCCTGCATGGCACGCTGAGACTGGTACGACAGCTATCCAGCACTTCACGTTTGACCCACGCCAACCGAAAGAGTTCTTTGTCTATCCACCGGCTACAGCAGCCGCTGAGATTGAAGTTGTTTACACGGATTCTCCGGGCGCAACTGCACTGACAGAGTCTCAACTCGATCCGGCAGGTTCAGACACAACAGTTATTTTGTTGGACGACATTTATATGTCTCCGATGATAGACTGGATTCTGTATAGAGCGTACTCGAAAGACGCTGAATACGGTGCCAACGAGCAACGTGCGCAGGCGGCATATGGTGCGTTTAACGCAGCTCTGACCACTAAAAACCAAGTAGACTCGGCGGTATCACCCGCTAACATGAGTTCGGTGACTTAATATGGCAGTAGCATGGGCTAACTTCCTTCCGTACGTTCAGCCCATTCTTCCGGGCTGCCCGGAAATAATCATCGAATCTCATCTGCAAGAAGCCGCAGCGGAGTTTTGCGCCGTAAGTAATATATGGCGTTATGATATTGATAAGGACTACACCAGTAAAAATACGGGTGAGTACGAGATCGAAGTTCCTACCCGTTCCGTTCTGGAGGACATATTAGTCCTATATGTTAACGGACAGCCAATCCACCGAGTATCAGACCGCCATTTCGATTTACCCAGTGGGGCTGAAAACGGACGCCCCATGTCTTTTAGTATCTACCAAGACGCGCAAATAAGGTTCTACCCAACCCCCGACGGCAAGTACGAGTTCGAGGGAACAGGTGTTATTAAACCTTCTTTGTCAGCAACAGGCGTAGAAGACTTTATCTTTGAGACGCATGGGCGATCTATCGCTTGTGGAGCTATCTACCGACTGGCGATAATTCCGGGCAAGGAATGGACCAATCCTGAACTTGCCGCTTACTATAAATCAGAATTCTACAAACACGCCACAGACGCGAAAGGACGTGACACACGTCGCGCTAGTCTCCGCGCTAAAATGGTTGGGTTTGACAAAGCCAGCGTTCGCAGGGGGATTTAATGGCTCAGGTATTTAAGTACGTACAGGGCGATACAGGCCCGCAAATACGTGTAACGCTAACAAACGAAGACGATAACGCACCGGTTGATCTAACCAGTGCAACAGTGACGCTGCACTTCCGCGAGGCGGGAGCAGAAAGCGTTCTATTTTCTCGAGCATTTTTTATTAACCCCGATACAGCGTCTAACGGTGTCGCGGTTCTTCAGTGGGCAACAGACGACCTCGAAGTCGACGCTGGAACCTACGAAGGTGAAATTGAAGTTGTTCGGAGTAGCGGTGTTCGTGAAACCCTCTTCGACAAACTGAAGTTTAAAATCCGGGAGGACTTCGCGTGAAGTTAAAGTCTGTCGAGCTTGTTAATGCGTTGTCTGCTACGTTTGAGCAGCTAAACGTACTTACGCAAACTTCGGTAAACATTAACCAGAACGTGGTTACAGCAGAG